AAGTTCGGTAGTATCTCTTGCTGCTGGAAACCATAGGCCAGCAACTGCTTCGATGCCTGCTCTAGACCTTTCAGTTCAAAAGGTGTGGAGGCCGCAAACTTCACAAGGTCAGCATAGAAATCTTTGGCTTTTTGTGCGGACCCGAGCATTGTCTCAAATGCTACCATTGTCTGCTCCATATTTGCCGCAGATTTTACAGCTTTCAATCCAAAGGCGCCAACGGCTGTGCCTGCAGCTGCCATAGCACCAGCAAAAGCCACCGATGCTCCGATCGCTGGCTCTATACGCTTTGAAAGACCGCCGAATTTGCTCTCCAGCTCTTTCAGTGCCGCACTGGCTTCATCCTTTAGACGGACGACAATGCTTAGGTTTTCATCGCCAAATGATGCCATGGTTTATTTTTTATTCTTAAATTCCGACTTTCTTTGCTCAAACTCGGATTTTTTGGCATCTATGCTCATCTTCTCCAAAATGAGATCTATAAACCATATCGGCTGTGCCAAGTATGTATAGTAGTCCCATCCGAATTGTTTGCAAACTTCCACCATCAACATATCCCCAGACAATCTATCGTCAATATAATCAGTGATTGACTTTAGTTGCTGGGCTGTTCTTTTTTTGGTTCTGCCACTTCTGAGACGTAGGCCATTACCTGCTTATATTCACTTGCCGGTAAGTCTAGCACCCTCTCGATTATATTTTCCTTAGTCCCATCAATGCTGACAACCACTGCTTTAATCTGGGCATTCTCCCTGTCTACAAGCATGCTTCCACGGAAGCCACTAATCTCTTGCTCTCCGCCCTTTTGCTTCATCTCCAACTTATCCATCATAGCGCTTTCTATTTCGCGCAATTCTCTACCAGTTATAAAGGTATTTACTTCTACCTGATGCTCTCCTACTGTTAGGATCTTCGTTTGTCTTGTATCGCTCATTGTTTTTTTGATTATTAATTAATTAAGATTTAATTTTATGAAGGATCGTATACGTGGCTAGATGCATTGTTGATCGCATTTATTACCACTGCGGTCACTTCTTTATCTGTAGCCTCATACTCCACCTCAAACTCCTGGTTTAAAACTATCAAACCATCAATATTGTACTCCTGTGGGGGTGCAGTCAATACCAACCTACCTAGCTTGAATTGTACAGTTTCTTTGGAGCTCGATCCAATCAATGAGCCCTCAAATGTTACAATCAGGGCGTTTTTTGTATTGGCTTGATATTTCGCTAATTCTGTGGTATCTGAAAAGTGCAAAGAGTACGATCCAGTTACTTGCAACCTACCCATTACTAGGTTGCCACTCGTGATTCCGTTTGAACCGGACAAAAATGCCTCGTCCAATAAAACATTGTTATTTATGTTTAGTGTAAAACTCTTGAGTGGGGTTGCACTGTTACCAGCCGCTGCGGATAGCGAAGTGCCAAACTTGGCACTCATTTGATGATACGCAAATTCTGTCTCACTACTGAAACTTTCAGAAATAGTATCTGTACCAGGAAATTGTCCGATAATCTCTGCGGTAGCCTTGGCATACCCATCACTCACCTCAAAGTTCAAAGAATTACATACACAGTTTAGGTACTGTACAGTTTGTACCCCCCCCTCTTTGATCGTCAGAGTTGCTGTACGTGGTGTGGCGTTAGTATTATTGACTGTGAATGTATGTGTATACGCACTATCGGATACCCCAGAAGACGAAATGCTACCAAGTGCCAATGACAGCAAATACGGCATATTTTTCACATCCGGAATCACACTAAAAGACCCTTGAGAATATTTCCTCCGGATCATGGAATTAGAGGCCATATTACGAAGGCCTCTTGCAGAGTTAAACAATGCCTTTTCTGATACCCCCTGAACGCTGAAATCTGTCCATGGTAAAAAGATTGCTTCTGCCACCGCTGTTCCTGGGGCAGCATAACTCTCTATACCCAACCCAATTACCACCTGGGTTCCTGCTGTCTTTGCCATATATTATGAGTTTATTTAATTACTTTATTGGCAGTCTCACCCTTTGGTGGATCTGCTGGTTCTAATAAAACTATTTCTGGCTCGGATAGTATCCTTGCCACGGCTTCCTCATTATCTGGGAGCTCTTTGATTTCTCCTGCACTGATCCCCCAGTCAAAAGGAGGGAAGCTGATTGATTTGGTGCTTGTGACTTTCATAATTAATTTATCTTAATTGAGTAAAGTGTGCTATAAATTCTAGCTGTGCCTCCGTGGCCCAGGCTTCCTCGGCCCTTTTTCCAATAGTCAGACCATAATCTGCCCGAGTTATTGATCCGATGTCTGTCCGGAGTCCCAGTGCTTGGTCTACCTGAATATTATGTCTCAGAATGTGCAGTAGGGAAGTGGTTTTTAGTTTCAGTGTATCTGCCTCTCTACCCTCAATTATATCATACAATTCTGATATTCCTGGTGCAATATTCTTGTCTTCGCTGATTTGGTCCCTAATATCTGTTACAACTGTGATGGTCAATGCCACAAAATGTGCATCTGTCGCACTGTCACCTCCATCAAAGGCATTACTTATCCTGGTCTCGCTCTTGGCGATGATCAAGGCTGGTAAGTTTGAAACAGGCACTCTTATTGGATCACCTTGGTAAATACCCTTAAACTTGCCCTCTCCAACTACCCCACGGATCAGGTCTATGTATTTTTTAATTATTGGATCGCTATATATCTCTGTCATTTTACTTGGTTTTATTTATAAAATATGTGTGGAATATCTTTACTACCTCATCCCTCTGCCTATATCCCAGCTTCATCATGACACGCCTTGGTAGTTTAGTTCTCGGTCTGTTGGACTGGTGATATTTAAAATATGCTATGTCATTCCACACCTTTGCCATGTCTGTATTCCACAAAGTCATAAAGCCCCCCCTCATTTTACCTGTAGCTTCCAAAATACCTTTCCCTGGATACTTTCTAGCTTTCTGCAGTGCATACGCCTTTTTTAGGGGTGACCAGCTTTCTTCTATGGCTGTACCCTGTGTTCTAAATGCATCATTGCTGAATACATTCTTAAGTGTCATGGCAGTCTCTCTAAACGCAGGAGTCCAGTCTTTCACATTCTTGGCCACTATCAAAAGTCGCCTACTTAGTTGTTTCTCCCCCTCGATTGTCCAGCTGATTTGAAATGCCATTTTTAGAAGACCTGATTCATACTGAATTTTTGTTGCTGCCCATCGGAGTCAGTATTATTGACCTCATAGGGGTAACTCTCTACTCCCTGTGTAAGTGTCTTTTCCTGAAATTCTGTGTAAGTGGAGTCTATCAGCCTCAATTCACCAGTTGCTATTTTTTTCAAAATGGATCTAGCCTCACCTAGCCACTTCACACCCTCCCCATCTTTTCCAAATTCCTGATAGTCCATGTACCCTGCTGCCAATAAGGTAGTACAATTCTCCACAACCGCTGGTATCTCTCCAGTACCTAGACTGTTTTCAAACGGCAAGACATACCTTGCGTACAGATATGTATTCACCTCTGCCTCCGCTCTTTTTCTGTATGTTTCTATAATCCCATCAGTTATGTATGGGTTTTTGGTAAGTCCCGCCTGTTTCTTAATATCATAAATTGAGCAGTATCGCACGCTCTCGTCTGCAAGTACCTCTGCCGCATCATCAATATCGGTTTCCTCGGTCGTCTGACTATTGTAATATGTGGATTTGAAGTAAAGATATCCTTGCACCCCAGCATACTCTAGAACCGTCCCCTGTGGATCATTTACCGAGATTGTGACTGGTGACCCATCTGTGGTCAGTTCTGCGTATGTACCACCGGATGTCGTGGATCCATAAAATTTCCTCTTATTATACCTGTACTGCACTACTGGCTCCCCAGCTTTATGTGAAAGTGTCAAGGTGGATATAGTGATCGTCTGACCACTAATTGCTGATATCTGACCAAGCTCCGCCTGCTGGCTACCCTCAATACCCAGCACAACAAAATCATTCACAGCAAATCCATGGCTGTTTAACAAAGTCACGACAACGCTACTTCCAGACGATACATCGCTGGCTATTTGCGCTCGATCACGCTTTATAAAATCTTCGGTTGGTGCAATTAGAGTTTTCATATTTCCTAATTTAATTATACCACCACTTTCCTACTATCACGACTTTGTAATGGTTGGTTTGGAAGTATCCTTGTTTTTAGTGTTACTTTGTCAGGTATACTCCCTAGCGTATTGATATTACCCACCAGTGTCTTTAACACTGTTTTGTCCAGTTTGCTATTGATAATATATATATTCTTATCATTTGGTACAGTTGCCATAATCTTGGCAGTACCAGAAATTACCTGATAAGTTACTGCCGTGATCATAGAAAGACCGAATGTGGTCTGCTGCACAACTGCTTGTACTCTCGACCTACCAGCTTCTGTCTGACTGGTTGTGATAGTAATCCTAGCCTTACCTGTACTAGTCTGACTGACAGATTTCTGTACTCTAGCCAGTCCAGTTGCTGTCTGGCTAGTTGTAATAGTAATACGTGCCTTACCTGTCTGTAGTTGTAACGAGGAGTTGGTAACCCTAGCCTTACCGCTGCTCGTCTGGGTATTCACTTGTCCCAGCTGTGCCTTGCCTGTAATCGTCTGCGTAGTGGTAGATGCTATTCTTGCTACACCAGTCTTATTCCTAGTAGTTTGGGCGGTTATTCTAGACAAACCACTCTCAGTCTCGGTGGTACTAGCTGTAACTCTTGATAAACCTGCTATGGTTTGTGAGTTACTTTTTTGTATTCTAGCAACACCAGCTTCTGTCTGACTGGCGGACTTTTCAATTCTACCCTTTCCGGTCTTCGTCTGAGTCGTGGTCGCTGTAATTCTTGCCTTACCTGTCTTATTCTGGCTGGACGTAGCCGTCACCCTAGCCTTACCTGTATTTGTCTGTTGTGTAGTAGCGGTTACCCTAGCCAATCCGCTTTCTGTCTGTGTTGTAGTCTTTTGTATACTCGCTAAACCATTCTCTGTTCTGGTTGTAGTCGCAGTCACTCTGGCTACACCAGTTTCGGTCTGACTAGTTACCGCTGTAATCCTAGAGATACCTGCCTCAACCTTGCTTGTGACAATTGCTACCCTAGCTTTCCCATCAATGGTTTGTGATACTGATAATTCAATCCTAGCCACGCCACTTTCAGTTTGCTGGGTAGTGGTATCTGTCGTACTTGGACGACTTATCTGTAAATTTTTACTTCTAAATTGTAGAAAAGACATCTTTTTATTTCGCTATACCCGGAGCGTATCCTCTCGGCCGTGTATTTCTTCTAAAGCCATTAGCCACCGACTTATTATTTCCCACTACATTCACGTTATCATACATCGCAGTTGTTACTGCCAACTCTACTGCATAGGTACCAGTTAAGTTTTGTATTGTACAAGCACTCATGTCAAATGGTGTAGCTGTCGATGCTAGGTACTTCCATTCGTTATGTAAGCCACTCTTCGATGTATAAAAAATAACCGTTCCAGCACGCTCTCTTATTTTGAAGAACTTATCCTCATTTGAATCGTATGCCCTTGATAACACAAGAGTACTACTACCTGCCACATTCTTATATGCTTGCACTAAGTTGTTTGTAACTAAAATAAAAACACTATTGTTAGCGTCCTTTGCCACTACTATTGGGTAAACCTCAAGTGATGCTAGTGATTGATCTCCTGCATTTACTAGTTCTGTTTGTGCGTAGCTATCTCTAGCATCAAATGTTGAAATGCTGGAAACTTCATAATACGCCCCACCCAGTATAGTCGTTACCTCAATCCTCTGGTTTTGTTCTAGTACATGCACTGAGTCAGTTCTAAACCACGTACCTGAATCGAAGGAGTTATCGTCAAAGTTATCTGTTAGTGTTTCAATTAAAGCCATACTATAGTTTTACCTTATCCGCTCTGACATTGAAATAATACCAGCACTTTTTGAGCGGGCGAATTGGAAGTTGTTTTGTTGCATTCTAGCTGGATATATAGGTATCTGGGCGGTAATCCATCCAGATGCTGTACCACCGGGTGCAACTGTATTTGATGCAAACCCCTCGGCATTCGCTGGTCCATTAGTATCAAACGAGACTGAATCAGATGTTGCCCCCTGTAGGTATTGTAAATTCGTATATCCAGTCGGCGCACTATTCATTGTAGTTGTATCCACGCTTCTATGCCCTTGAAATGCAGCAAACCAAGTTTCGTTAGATTTCCACTTTGTAACGCCTGTGGTTGCACCATATGTTGATGGCGACGTAGTCCCAGCATTTGATGTCAAAGATCCAAATGGAGAATTCGGATCAGCGCCCCTATAAATGATCGTCTGTAGGTGTGTTGCGTTAGTCCAAGTCCCCGATGTTTCAGATCCACTTTGTGCGACTTTCCATCCAATCGACACACTGCAACTTGTACCATCTAGTGTATTTGTTATTGTATTCCAACCTGCCGGTATAGTTGGATTCGTAACATTTCCATCTCGAAAAGCGAATATTAAAATAATATCTCCAGCTTTATGGCCTGTAGGTATTGTTACAGTACTCGCCTCAGCTGAGTTGTGTCCGACTCGTTCTATTGCCATAGATATATTTTAACTTACTGATATTTTGTTTCCAACGCTATAGCACTAAAAGAAAAAGACAGTTTAGTTCATGGCTTCTAACGTATAAAACATCCCTGTAAGTGTATTTGATGCCGATGCCGCGCTCCATTTAGCTGTAAGCGATAGTGCTGTGTCTGCCGTTAGGTCTACTGTGACTGCCGCAGGGGCATCATATCCTGATACTCCGAATACGTTACTTGCTATCGCCGTCGCAGAAGTATGTATTGCACAGTCCCCGAATGCTAATACTGTTCCACTTGAGCCGTTACTTCTCACTACAACTAAAAGCTCTATTGACCAGTTTACAGTTGTGACACCAGACCCCATAGTAATTGCCTCAGTAGTCGCTATAACAGTCCCCGATACCCCTCCCCATCTCAGTGCGAATGTCATAGTAGGTGTTGCCGTTGTACTCAGTTTTCCAAATGCTTTTAAACGCAAAACTCTACCATCTTGTAGGTAGTTTGCTGGGATTGTTATATTTGGGAATACGATCGTCTCAGTCGTAGTGTTTGCTACAGCTGTACCATCCGCAGTTGCCCATGCTAGTGTCTCACTCCAAAATTGCCTAGACATAATTTATTCTATTTGCATTACTTGTTGATAATTCTTGCCTTGTGGTGTGGTTGCCTGCCATCCCATCCTATAAACTATTTGATGACCCAGTTCCACTGGCTGGGTCATGCCGTCCAATCTCTGATTGAAACTGTGGGTGTGTTGCCTGAAGAATACAAGCTTGAAACCACTTAAAGTGTTATCCTCGTGCATTTTAAATGCAACCCCGTCGATCTCAAAATGTCCATCTCTTAAATCCACCCCATACTCATGTCCGTCGCCTTTTAGTATAAACGCTATCAGTCTGTTATGGTCAATGTCATAAAAGCATGACCTTTTTTCTGGGTCCTTTACGGACCTATCCTCTGGATTTTGTTCGTACACGCTCCCATCAGAATAGATGGCTGTAAAAAGATATTTTAACATTGTTGCTCTCCCTTTTGTGACAATTAGATGCTATCCACCAAACCTTTCAGTAATTCCTCTTTTTGAGCTTCTATTTGCTGGACACTAACTTGTCCATGATTACTCTCTTTGTGTGCCTGTAGTCGCACTTTCAATTCCTCGGATGTTATCCCCTTGGGAAATTTTAAGAAACGCCCACAAGTAGCAGGTGTCTCTTCTGTGCCAATATTGCTAGTACATGTAACCACCAACTCCCCATTTCCATCAATATCTAAACGATGAGGTGTCTCTGTTTGTTCATTGACACAGAATACTTGAATTGTTTTTTCTTCGTTCATGATTTAGTTCTCGTTATATTGCAAAGTTAGTGTGACTGTGGCTGTATCACCAGCAGCAGCGCTCCCACTAGTCTGCAATTGTGTGGTTAAGTAGTTAGTATAACAAGGGTTGGTTGTCATACTTGTCGCCTTTCCTGTTGCCTCTGGGCCTGTAGCACCAAAACAAACCGCCACACCCGACCCGATGCTGATAGCGCTGGTCATGTCTGTGGTCAAGTTGGAATTAGCAGTGGCTGAAGGGGTTGTATAAAGCAACCTATCACCATCTCCAGTACAAGCTGGTGGTCCCTTAAGAGTGAGCCCTGTGCCGAATGCCGTGGCAGTATGTGCAAATAAGCCAGCACTGATTTGGTTAAATGTGCCGGAAAATTTTCCGAAGTTCCAAATCTCATAGCTGTTGTTGCCTGCGGTGATCGGGGCTGCACTATAAGCCGTACCAACTGTGTCAGTATTCTTCCAGTTAGTATCAGTTATTCCGGTTGTCCGGGTTGTACCTTTGGTTGGAGATCCTGTTTGTGTCCCAGTATCTCTTTGCCAGTCAAAAGTTGCGGCCATAGTTTTAATGTTTTATTACTTAAAATACGCTTTTACCGAAAAAGTAAAGCTCACGTTACCAGTTGTGGTCGCATCAGCCACGACTGATCTTATTCTAATTCTATCACCGAATCCATTCTGCAACGCTGCACCGGCGGACTGATCGGCTGTAAATGACACGCAGTTGCTTGCTGCAATCGGGTTGGATTTAAAGGACATTAAGAATTTCTTTGCTCCACCATTGCCCACCATCTGGGTTACATGGCCAATGTTTATAAAGCTAGAGCCACCATCAAAAGAGGTGTCAATATAAACATCCAGCGTATCCCCTGCTTCTGTGGCGGCTGCAGTTAAATCAACAACAACCACCATCTCTTTCCATGCCTGTTGCAGCTTGTAACCTAGCCCAGGGTAAATTGAATACCCATTTGTGTTACTCATTATGTCAGCACTTAGAGACAGTGCTGTGGCGCTATCAACAGCCGTCACCAATGCAAACTTGCCTGTGGTGGTGTTTTTTATGATATCACCCACCGCAATGGCATTGACGACAAAATCACCAGCGGAGTCAGTCAGCTTATTGCTGGTGGTTGCAGTGGCTGTACCACTCTTTTTTGCAGTGTCATGGACACTATATTCTGTAGTGGCGACTGCCAAAGCACTAGATGCTCTGAGAGTCACTGGTAATGTTTGTGTCATATTTACTATTTTTTACCTTATAATTCTTCCCCAGTTAGTTCTGGTTGTGTAGTACTATCTGTGGTTTCTACTGGCTGTTGTCCATCTACTTCTACCACTTCTGGGGTATTAGTGTCACCACCATCCGCCTGACTTTCTACAACTGGCACGTCTGGTTGTGGACCCCATGTATCGTTTGGTGTCACCACTTCCTCTGCCTGTGTCGCTTCTACCACCTCTGGGGTGGAAGCTATTTGCTCCGCTTCTGTGATATTTTCAGCTCCATCAATGACAGATAAAACTCCATTATTGATAAGCTGTTGAAACTCACCTTGTTCGGCTTCAAATACTGAACCTTTTTGATAGGTCTGTCCGTTATGGTTTAGATTTGAATTAACTTTGATAAATACTGTCATGATTTTTTTGTTATTAACCTTAAGCACTTATTACATATTCCACAAACAACACAGCTTTGCCAGCTGTTAGCGCCTCTACGGCTACTGTGGCAGTCAATTCGCGCTCTGCTGTCATCTTAATCATTGTGGCAGCGAATAATGCCGCAACTTCCACTTGTGTATCATGTGCTGCATCGGCACCTAGGTTTGGATAACCTGGCAATCCGCAGTGCAGACCTGCATCGTGGACGTTAGTCGCATCGCTGATCGCAATGGCCGACAATAAGTCATTCGCGCTTTGTGCTTTATAAGCAATGGTAGCTGCATCTGTTGCAGAAGTGAATGTTGTAACAACATCGTACCAAAAACGAATAATCACGGCCTTGGTAGGAATATAAACCCCTAGTCCGTGGGCCGCTATGGTTGTGTTGGCTGCTCCCGAGCTATCTGTTGCTGCTGTATCAAAAATTGCTGTCGCAATATATCTAGTGCCAAGTCCGCTTTCGCACTTAACTGCACCCCTATTCACCTGGTACGCTGGGCGTACTGGAATAAGCTTTTGTACATCTTTTGCCATGGTATAAATTCTTTTTAATTATTTTGAGCTATGGGGGCAGATCCGATCCGCCCCCTACAATTTATAATTGTGAGCCCTTTTTTAGGCGACTACTGCCTTGATCAAATAACCTGCGGCAGCTGCCACAATCTTTTGTACATAGTTATCGTTTCCAACACGTACGTATGTACCCTCTCTGTCTTCGTCTCTCCAGCGCTTTACCAGCCTCTGGCTGTAAGTAAATGTTACGCCAAGGGTTAGCATCTTCAAGCGGACCACTGGGCTAATGTAGGCTACAATAGCATTTTTCCCCCATACATAGCTTAGTGAGTCTGTCTGCCCCTCGACTGCTGTGTTACTACCAGCTTCACCTACGAGTACCTTTTCAACTTGGAAAACCCTAGCCAAAAGTTCCTCTGTGACCACACCGAGCTGACTGTACTTGATTCTTTCGATGATAGCTGGGTGTTCTACCAAGATATCAAACACTTGTTTGCCAAGAATCAAAGTATTTGGCTTTTTGAATGTGTTCTGGTGAATGGTGGTGCGTGCAGTTCTAACGTCACCTATAGGATCAGAGTTGGAGTAGTCACTCCATTGGCTGGTCCCTGACAAAGTTGTGTTTTGTGTCAAGTTCGCTGTACTAGTCAAAAGGGTTGCAGCGTTGACTTCACGATCAAGCATCAACTTTTCTGTAACTGTCTCAGTCTCATCAATCAAAGGATTGAGGGCTGCTTCTGCCTGATCTTGTACTTCATCCACAACAAAACCTTTCAAAGCGTGGTCATCACAGGCATATGTACCGCTTGGTGAAACACCGAAATCGATCTCATTTGCTGCTGATCCAGCGGCTCTATTGGTTTTGTCTACCCGGAGGTTAGCCTTATCGTATACATAATATTTGCCGGTTTGTTTGGATACCTTAACAATCGGCAAGACCATATCAGCAATAAAAGTATCATTTGTATACTTAATTGATACATTGGATAATGCTGGGTCTACTACTACATCTTGCTGTACTAACATGATAGTTGTTTATTTAATGACTTAAAAAATTTTAATTAGGCACTCAATGTGAAGATACCCAATTGCACTTCGATCACATCACCAGAAGCTGCAGCTGCAGTTCCGAGATATTTACCAATTACGACATCTTTATCGGTCGTAGTAGCAACGACCTTACCATTGCTATCCGCAGTTACCCAAGCACCCACTGAAATGGTTCCGCCAGCAATTGCCTTACTGGTACCACCAAATCTGACCAAAGCAGCAGCACCTACTGCTGGCTTGTTTTGTAGAATACCTACGATCTTATCTGTGCCAGCTGCGGCAAGAATAAGAGTTCCGTCTGTGTGTTGCTTCACAGCATAGTACTGTTTTGCAATCAATGTGGTAGCACCACATACAAAGGTGCGTTCAAAATCTCTTACTGATTGAGTCATGGTTTTAATGTATCTTAATAATTACGTTTGACTTACTGTTTCCTGGCACTTGGTAGTTCGCCATCATAGCGTTCCTCCAAGCCCTTATTTTCACTGAATACCTGTCTGAGTGCTTCGGAATACTTGAGGTCTTTATTTGCACTCATCTTGGCGGTTACTTTAGCTTCTACCTCTGCCGTAGCGGTTCCGTCGGTTGCGGAGCTGGCTCCGTTTTCCTTAAAGATTTGCGTTTCTGGCAGTTCAGCAATGAGGGTGCTAAATGCTTGGCGTTGAGTAGCATTCAAGCTCTCCATAAACTTGCGGAGGCTGTCCACACTTTTTGGAAGAAACTTACCCATCTTGTTGCTTTCACTAAAAGTCAAAGTTTTAATAGCACTGTTGATCTTTTCAGCTTCTAACTCTCTAAAAGCCTGTACACCTTGATCTGCCTTGGTGCGCAGAATCTCCAATTCACTTGCTGAAATTGTCACCAACTTTTTATCACTGGCTTCCACAGTTGCACTATCTACCTTTGCGGATCCATCCCTGTTTAGACCGGCTGCTTCGTTTGCATCGCCAATGGCTTTTGCATCGGCAGCGGCTTTTTCCTCTGCCTCTTTGGTTTCCCTAGCAGCTTTTTCTTCCTCTGTTTCCACGCTCGCTTCGTCAATAATGGCAGTGTGAGTAACCTTTTGCTCATCTGTCAATTCAGAGGCATGAGCTTTAATAAAAGCTTTTTCTTCCTCTGTCAATGTTTCAATGCTTTTTGCAAGCAATTCTTGTAAATTCATGGTTGTATTAAACTTTAATTTATTTTCTGAAAAAACTATAGCCTCTAGCCCCTTAAAATATGGGGATTTGGTCAAAGCGCCCCCAACTAGTACATTTCTGTATAACTGGTGGGTTTCGGGATCCTCATAGTCCCGATTAAACTCTGGCGAAAAGAATTTAAATTGTTTGTCTGTGAGAGTCCCCTTTCCTAGGTTATTCCATTCTATCTCACCCCACAAACCATCTTCTCTCGCCTCTACTGCACTCACCCAACCCACAGCTGGTAATTCTTCGTACCCCTCGTGGCCTGCTGTGATAGGTACGCCTTTCCTAATCCCAGCATTGAAGTTCTGTGCAAATTCCCTGATATCAGAGAATGTGATAATTATCGGACCATAGAGGTCATGCTCCCAGGTCCCTATCGGAATCAAGTGGATAGTGTCTGGTATTGCCACACCACCATCTGTACTTGGTTTACCCTCGCTGAATTCAAGAGGGAATACTCCGACGTATTTACTTCCTTTGTTGTTCCGCTTGTCAATCTGCTTAGTCATTTTTAGATTTTTATAAATTAATTATAGCACAAATTTTTTGTCAAGATATCAGCGCCCTATTTTTTCTTTGCATCTTTCTCGGCCTTTCTGCGCTGTACTTCACCAGCTGCAGGAGCTTGCGGATCCACAATGGCATTCTTGGGTTGAACGAGTGCATTCGGTTGGCCCCCATAATACTGTCCGACTTCATCCGGGATGCCAGTTACTGCAGGTGGATTTTGTTCATCTTTCATAATCGCCACCCAGATTCCACGGCAGTTAGTGTGAAATATGTCTGTAGATGCCCACGTATCCTCTGTACCTACCACACGCCCATCCATACTCAAACAAAACTCGCAAGTACTGGCATCTAGTATCTCACTTCGCATTAATCCGTGAATAGAGCCCTTATTTCGTGCGAACACGTCATTTCTGCCTGTATTGATGCTTTGACCAATAATAAGCCCTGCTGTGTTGTCTACAGTGCTTGCTATGGCCTCCTGGAGTGCCAAGTCTATGATTCCTGCGGTCTGTAGGGGGTTTTTCCCCTGTTTTACGGCATTGGCGGTCGTTATCTTGGCTTTAGTCTCCAAATCAGCTGCAGTCTTGTTTGCGATCGTATCAGCCAATAAATCAATATTTGCCAAACTAGTCGCACTGTTTGGTGGTACCTGTACTCCAATCTCTGTGCTGACATTATTTTTTCCGTATTCGTATGCTGACTTCATCACATCCTTAAGTAGGGCTTTATAGTCCGCAATAAATTTTATTTCTAAATCAGCAATTCCTTTTTGGTCCCCGGAGTCTATGGCTGCGTGCAATTTTGCCATAAAAGCATCCTTTGCACTCGTCAATAGTTTTTTTGCCTCATCACTGAAACCAGACTCCATCTTGTCCATAGTATCTTCTATCTTTTTCCAGCTGACTTTTTGTTCTGTGAATATCAAAGGGCGCCATGACATGAAACCATTGCCGTCATCAAATATTCTAGTGCTTGCTTTCCTAGTCTTACTTTTCCTAGTTGCTTTCTCCACCTGCTTGGA